TAGATTTGATTTTTATTTTGGTCTATGTATATAAGACCTGTGGTCTTGATATGCATATATTTATCATCTGATTCAGTGAATGCTGCAAAGAACCTCATGAAATCTTCCATTTCACGTTTTTGCAACTGTTTTCTTTTTGGTGAGATGGTATACATCTCAATCAATAGGTCAACCAGATCTTCCATACAGATATTTATCTGTCGTTTGCTTTTCTGTTCTCTGAATAAAATTCTGCAAAGTGTCCGTCAGGATATCTTTTCTCAAGTTTCTTTATATTAGTATCAAGCACCTCATCCATGTCTACTTCAAGTGCCATACATGCTTGTGCAACATACCACATGATATCACCCAGTTCTATCTTCAAATGCTCTAGATTATCTTCGTTACATGGTTTACCTTGGAATATCATTTTTTTAACGATCTCCATAAACTCACCAGACTCGGCACTAATCCCAACACTAGCAGTAAGAAGGCGTTGAATAGCGACATCACCACCAAGTTCTTGTAGACGGTATATAAAAGCGTCGGAGTCTTTTGAAGGGTTGCTTGTAACAGTATTGACAAAGCGTGTATACTTACTAAAATTTGAAGTCATCGAATTTTGCTTTTGATTCATCTGATTTATTATACTCTACTGTCTCAGCATCGTCAAGGATGTCTGTTTGTGCTGACTGTTCACAGTCATATAATCTCATCTTTGCACGGTCAATACCTACAACAAACCTCTTGTTCATAGTCGGATCATTATACCTATTCTTGAGTTGTTTGACCATTATTTGATTAAGTTCTTCCATATCTTCGGTGCTGACCAGAGCGAACATAAGATCAGCAGTAGCTGGAAGACCAAAGCTTTCTGAAGTGTCAGTAAGATTAGGGTCGCTACTAGCAAAGCCAGACCTTGTAGTTTGCGTTGCCGAGACGATTGGTAATGCTGCTTCAACAGCAAGTCCTCTAAGTTCTTCAGCGATTGCTTTGACATATGAATAAGAATTGACGTTGACTGCACTCCTGTAACGTGATGAGGAGCATATGTTTAGATAATCTATGAATATTATATCAGGTGCAAAAGATTTTTTCAACTTCAACTCTTGCAACAGTGCTTTGAAGTGACCACAGTGTGCTGATGCAGTAGGATACTCCTTGATAATCAGTTTACCTGTTGTTTTTGCAGCAAGTTTATCAATCTTCTTATGAAATGTAGTCTGTGGTAATTCTGCTATGTCCTTGATGTTAGTGTTCAATAAGTTTGCATCTATCCTCTCTGCAATCTTCTCCTCTGCCATCTCAAGAGTAATGTATAGGACATTTTTACCCTGTGTAAGACAAGAACTAGCAACATGACACATGAATAAAGACTTACCAACACCAGTGCCAGCGAGAGCGATATTGAGAGTCTTATCAGATAACCCACCTGACGTAATCTTGTTGAAATATTCAAGGTCAAAGGGTGTTTTGTTTTCAATTTTGTGGTAGTAAGCATAACGATCCTCCGCATCGTCTATGTAATCATGACCAACGTGTTGGTCGAATCCAACTGCTAGTGCATCAGATAATATACTAGGAATTGCATCCCTATTCTTCTTCTCATCTTGTCCATCAGCAATCTTGATACTCTCCATCAGAGCATTGTATATCGCTCTCTCTTTACACCATGCTTCAGTGGTATCTAAGACCCACTCTTTCTTATATTCATCCCCTCCTAGTGCATTGATGAGTTGTTCTGTTGATTGAAACTCATCCTGTGTGAGATCTGTTCTCTTACCTACCTCAATTTGTAACACCTCTTTGGTAGGTAGACTGTCATATGCTTTGAGAAATGTTTCTATCTCTTCAAAGACAACTTTGTCTGATCTTTCCTCAAAATAATCCTTCTCTATGAATGGAATTACTTTTCTTGTGTATTCTTCATCATGAATTAGATTGTTGAGTATCGTTAGAGGTACTCTTTCACTCACCATAACTAAACTCTTTCTTAGATACCTCGTCTAGTGCTTGCATAATCTCATTATCAAAGTATTTCTCTGGGTTAGAGTATACTTCTTTAGCATACACCTTCTTGCCTTTGATTTCATATCGATTACCAACCTTCTTGATAACATCATGTTTCTCTGCAAGATCTAGTAGACCATAGTACTTGTCAAGACCACGTTCATCATAGAATAGTCGTATCTTTACTTCTTTATTCTCTTTACTCAACCTCGATTTGATAGTCTTTGCCTTGATAATGTTTCCAACGACTTCCGTTCCATCCTTCTCTTTTGCTTTGCTGAGATAAATGATTGTACTCGCTGCATACTTGAGTCCCGAACCCCCTCCCATCTCTTTAGTTGGTATGTAAGCTCCGATGACATCGTACGTATGGTTTGTGACAATAAGTGGGACATTTGCTTGACCTAATTTGAGTGTTAACATTCTAAATGCACCTTTGACAAGTTGCGATTTTGTCATGTCTCTGACATTCTTGTCTTCTAGTGCATCACGTATTTCTTTCTCTGTAGAAAGCATACCTAATGAGTCTAATACAAACAGACAAGGTGTGCGTTCTTCTATTGGTTTATCTAGATATATGTCTAACGCTTTGAGTGCCTTGTTACGGAACTCCTCTACAGTGACAACCTCAATATGTCCAACTCTTTTTGTGTCTATGTTCCTAGACTCAAGGAGTTCTTTATTGACAGCACTCTCAGTATCGAAATACAGAACATAACCATTAGGGTTATTGTCCAGAAAATTCTTGACAACTGCGAGGGAGAAGAAAGTTTTACCAGTTGACGTTTCACCAGCAATAGCAGTAATACGACTGCTAGAAACACCGCCAAGAATAGACCCACTAACGAGTCCATTAAAAACATATGATCCAGTGTCGATATACGTCTCAGTGCTTTCTTTATCGGATGCAATTTTTGCATAGTCCGAACCTATCTCCTTTACTATCTCGTTCAATAAATCCATAATTAAATACCTAATAATTTGCGTTGGCGTTCAAAGTAACCATGTAGTATCCAAGAACTACTGTTCATCTTATCAGTGCCACCGATACCCCATTCAAACTTCACTCTATCATTGCTGACGAATTTGTCAAGTTCAGGTGTGTTTCCCTTGGCACGATCACCTCCATTACAGAAGATAACCTGCTCTGCGATGTCAAGACACTTGTCTATTGCACCACAGGCAGAGTCATCAGCATCATCCCATGATATCACAGCGTCAACCATGTCTAGATGACGTACAATATCTGCACGTTCTGTCCAAGATTGAAAGTATTGTCCTTTCTTTCGTTTCAACCATGGATCACCATTGAGACCTACCACCAAGTAGTTTGATAGGTCTTTTGCTCTCGCAAAATATTGTATGTGACCACTATGTATAGGGTCAAAACCACCTGTTACCAGACTAACTTTGTCAAAAAACATTACTTCTTAAAGTATTTGTTTATGACATCGATCTGATCCTGATACTTAGCAATGATGTTCAATTCATTTTCTATTGCCTCTGTGATATCAGAATGTTCTCCGATACCTGCAGGGTTAGTGAGGTACACTTCCACATTAGCTACATGCTTTTGGATATCTCCCTGTGCATGTGCTAGAAGTGCTCTGATTAGTTGTTCTCTCATTAGATTACCATTCCGTATTGTTCTCTAAGAATTTTTTTATAAGGTCCGTCAGGGTTTTCTTCCCTAACTTCTTTGACAAGTTTCAGTTTTTGATACAATGAAGAAGATCCTCCCAAAGTCAAAGCGTTGACAATGACAGCAAGTTCTTTATCGTTGATAGGTAATTCCATTTAGTAATAGTGTCGTGTACATTATAGCATCAAACAAAGAAAGAGTCTAGGGTTGCAATCTTTTCGACTGACCAACCAATAGCATCTAGTATCGCCTTTAGAGGTTCGATAAATGACTTATCAAACTGTAAATCGTAATCAATATAAGGTGCTAGACCTAGTTCTACAGGGAAATCGTTGATGAATGATATAACATTCTCTCGTATCGGGTTCGGAGTTTTTAGATAACAGAATCTAATTTTCTCACCGTTGTTGATTACATTATATTTACCCAACAAATTTCTCTCCTTCAAATAATGATTGAATAAGAGTGATCCTCTGACATGTATTGGTGTTCCTTTCTGGTAGATAGTCAAGTGACTCCTATACTTTGCAACATTGTTACAAGTTCTGGGAAAAGCAATATCTGCAGGGTTCATATTACGAAATTCCGTTCTCATCTTTTTAATATACTGCTGAACATTCTCCTCTGATTCATTCATAATGATGCTGATAGCATTTTTAATCATCTTA